TTGAAGTGTAAACAGTGTTTATCGCGACCCCACCGTACCCCGACCACCCGATTCCAGTTAGGAGTCCCGCCTGTCTCCTCTACTCTATGATCCGCACATCAGATACAATACTTTTAAAATCGGTGCTGGCTACCTCGTTGATCCCACACCCACTTGGCGAGGCGCGTCTCGACAAAGCACTCCGGAATCGTAACCGGACCTACCCCACCCCCCTCATATATAAAGACCCCCCGGTAAGGCACTTGGGTCCCATACACCCGGCATAGATATTTGTATTTTTTAGAATTGTCCGTATACTTCGTGGCAACGACACCACAGGCGCGAATATGCCGGTTGTTGCAACACCAGAACTAGGTATTCCATTTCCGTTCGACACCACACCGGAAGAGCTACAGGACTTCCGTGCAAAAGCCGAGGCCATGCTAAATACGGTCGAAGCTTTAGAAGAGAGCGGATTGCAAGTCGATATCACACAAGACGACCGAGAGCAGTCTCACGGTATGCTGCTGGAAGAAAATTTCCCGGCACCCAAGAAAGTAACTCCGGCATCCGTCAAACATCTAAACGCGATACTTTCGGAATACGACCACGAGATTCTGAACGTACATTATCGACTGCGACATTACGTCACGAACAAACTGGTTCTGGAGTCAGCTGATGGCGACCCGAAGGTACGCCTGAAAGCCCTTGAACTTCTCGGCAAAGTCTCGGGAGTTGGACTCTTTTCGGAGCGGATCGACGTTAATGTCACGCACCGTACGGTTAAGGATATTGAGACAGAACTGCGTAAAACGCTGGAACTGTACGACGTTGAATACACCGACGTTACCGAAACCAAACCAGTATCTATAGCGGAAATAGATCTGGATGAAGAGTTAGGACTTACGAACCAACCCGAAGAAGTTACGGAAGATGGATCAGAACCTACTCCGTAACGTAGAACAACGCCTTCAAGCCCTACCACCTGAAGTTCAGCAAAAGGTAGGGGAGCTACTTGCCGAAGCAAGGAAGGTCGGTACCCAAGAGAAAGCCCAGAGCGACTTCATGGCCTACGTTAATTACGTGTGGCCGAACTTTATTCATGGGCGACACCACGCGAAGATGGCCAGAGCCTTTGAAAGGGTGGCAAACGGCGAGGTAAAACGCCTCATTATTAATATGCCGCCTCGTCATACGAAGTCAGAGTTCGCTTCGTACCTGTTGCCAAGCTGGTTTTTGGGTAGATTCCCGGGAAAAAAGATTATCCAGACCTCCCATACGGCAGAACTCGCGGTGGGATTTGGTCGAAAAGTGCGTAACTTGGTCGATTCTGACCGCTATAAAGACATATTCCCGCAAGTTGCACTGCAAGCAGACTCAAAAGCAGCAGGTAGATGGGCCACAAACTACGCTGGTGAGTACTTCGCTATCGGTGTTGGCGGTGCTGTGACCGGTAAGGGTGCCGATCTACTCATTATTGACGACCCGCACTCGGAACAAGAGGCGACTCTGGCCGAAGTAAACCCCGAAATCTACGACAAAACGTACGAATGGTACACATCGGGACCCCGGCAGCGTCTGCAACCGGGCGGAGCCATCGTCATAGTCATGACTCGGTGGTCTAAGAAGGACCTAACCGGGCAAGTACTCAAAGCAGCCGCTCAGCGTAGCGGCGAAGAGTGGGAAGTCATCGAATTTCCGGCTATTTTGCCTACCGGAAGGTCACTTTGGCCGGAGTTTTGGAAGCTTGAGGAGCTAGAAGCCCTCCGTCAGGAACTTCCTAACGGCAAGTGGATGGCTCAGTACCAGCAGCAGCCCACTTCTGACGTATCGGCCATCGTAAAACGCGATTGGTGGAAGATTTGGGACCGGGACAACCCACCCGGTTGTAGCTACATGATCCAATCGTGGGATACCGCGTTCCTAAAGTCGCAACGTGCTGACTATTCAGCCTGCACTACGTGGGGAATCTTCGAGCACCCGGACGACACCGGTAAGTTGCAGTCGAACATCATCCTATTGAATGCGTTCAAGGATCGAATGGAGTTCCCGGAGCTAAAAGAACGCGCTTACGAAGAGTACAAAGCGTGGAATCCGGACAGTTTGATCGTCGAAGCCAAGGCCGCAGGTAGCCCCCTGATATTCGAACTTAGGGCTATGGGTATCCCGGTGCAGGAGTTCACTCCGAGCAAGGGTAACGACAAGATCGCTCGCCTAAACGCAGTTGCTGATATATTCGCATCTGGTAGGGTGTGGGTACCGAACACCCACTGGGCGGAAGAACTGGTAGAGGAAGTGGCCAGCTTTCCATCTGGTGAACATGATGACTTGGTTGACTCAATGACACAAGCCCTGCTTAGGTACAGGCAGGGAGGATTTTTACGATTGGCTAGCGATGAGCCGGAACCTGAGCGTTATTTCAAGCGACGGTCAGAAGGCTATTACTAGGAGAATTTAGATGGCCGTTGATAAAGCATTGTATGAAGCCCCGCTTGGTCTTGACGCTCTCGCTGCCGACGAAGCACCGATTGAGATCGAGAT